ATAAAATGATATGGCCACTGGATGGGGTAATAAGACTTGGGGTGCAGCTTCGTGGGGAGATCTCTCCGATGAAACAGTCTCAGTCAGTGGTATATCATCATTATCATCAATAGGTTCAGTTTCAGAAACCGTATCAGCTAATGCTGATGTTTCAGTAACAGGTTCTCAATTAACATTTACAAATGCAGGAGCCGTTGCAGGTTCCTCTGTTAATGTAACTGTTGTTGGTAGTTTAGAATCAATGGCTGTAGGACAAGCCGTTGTTGGTATTGGAGTAAATAATTCTGGAATTAGTGCAACTTTAAGTATAGGCACCGCAACAGTTGATGAAACTACATTAACTGGAGAAGGTTGGGGTAGAGATGCATGGGGTAGTTTTGCTTGGGGCGATAATTATTCCGTTCAGGTAAACGGTATATCACTAACAACATCTATTGGAGATGAAACAGCATTTACGGATCACACTGTAGAAGTTTCAGGATCACAATTAACATCTACTTTCTCAAATCCATCATTCTCTATTCAGATTGACCAAGACATATTTGTACTAGCTTCTGAAGATCAGTTAGATGGAGCTATTGGTACATTAGAATTTGATGCAGATGCTAACGTAACTGTTACAAGCGCAGGTCAATTAACAGGATCAGTAGGTAATACTGTTGCAGGATTAAAAACTCCTGTTGATGTTACAGGTATTCAGGCTACAATGACCTTGGGTTCTATAACCTTAATTCAGTCAACAGTAGAACCTGTTACTGGTCAAGAATTAACTTTATCATTAGGACAAGCAGCAGAAATACCAGAACAGATAATAGGGGTAGGTGGACTTCAAGCAACAAGTTCTGCAGGTAGTGTTACAGCTGAAGGTACTTCAAATGTTGATATTACAGGTATTCAAATGACAATTTCAGCAGGTAACACAAACATTACGGCTTGGGCTGAAATAAATCCTGGGGTAAACAATTTATGGACAGAGGTTGATTTGGCTGCATGATTAAGGTAAAATTATAATTATTTAGGAGATAAAATTTATGACATCTAGTTATTCAACAGATCTAAAACTCGAACTAATGGTCACTGGCGAAAATGCTGGTACATGGGGTGATAAAACAAATACAAATTTAAATTTAATTCAACAAGCAATTGCAGGGTATGAAGCTGTAACAATTACAGATTCAGCAACTACTGCTTTAGTTATGTCCGATGCTACATTGTCAAATGCACGTAACATGGTTATTAAGTTTGCAACTATAACTTTAACAGGTGCAACTACTGTAACAATTCCAGATGGAATTGAAAAATTTTACATCTTCGATTGTAGTGGTATAACTGATGCAAACAATCTTACAATAAAAACTGTTAGCGGTAGTGGTTTCTCTCCAACTACTGCGGGAGCTGCAAGTCCAAAAATTTTTGCAGCTTATTCAGATGGAACTAACATCACAGAAATTTCTTTAAACACTTTAGGTGGAACAATTGCAACAGCTCAAATTGAAGCCTCAGCAATTACAACTCCATTGATTGCAGATGATGCAGTAACTTCAGCAAAAATTGCTGACGATGCTGTTGTGTCCGCTGCAATTGCTGACGGTGCTGTTGGGACCGCTAACATAGCTGACGATGCTGTAACTTCCGATAAATTAGCAGACACTTCTGTTTCAGCAGGATCTTATACTGCTGCATCAATTACAGTTGATGCTCAAGGAAGATTAACCGCAGCTTCTTCAGGAGCTGGTGCAGCAAATTTTAAACCAGTGGTTTTTAAAAAGGGACCTAGTTCTGGAAGTGTAACTTTAAGTCCTGGCGCAAGTAAGGTACAAGCATTTTTATTTGGTGGCGGAGGAGGACATGGATACAGAAATACTAACGAACCTGTTCAAAGAGGTGGATCAGGAGGACAAGGTGGACTCGGTTTCTTTACAGCTAATGTTACAGGAGGAAGTAATATACCATACTCTGTAGGTGGTGCAGGCAATGGAGGTAATTCTCCTAATCAACCTGGTAACGCTGGCGGTGACACAAATTTTCATACTTTTTTAGCTGAAGGTGGTGGAGGTGGTGGAGGAGGTCACAACCAAACCCCAGGAAGCTCTGGTAATACACCGGGTGCAGAGTTTAATCCTAGTCTTGGAGTTTTATTTGATGATGAAAGAGGTGAAGGCGGTGGTCCAAACCCTAACCCAGCTCCTGCCCAACCTGGTATACCAGGAATCGGTGGAGCTATTGTAATATATACTAACGAAGGATAATTTATGGCGTATTTAATTTTTAATGAACAAAATCAATTATTAAAAATAGCTGCTAACGATTCAGAAAGAGATTCACAAAATTTAATTTTATCTGATCATTCCGTAGTTAGTATTTCAGATTCTGATTTTTTAAAAGTAAGAACAGGAGTAACTGTAGTATCATATGATGGGTCAAACGTAACTTTTACAGATATATCTGATAGTTCTATTGCAGACGAAAACACTCTTAAATTTATTTTAAAAGAAAATATAAAAATAATAGAAGATTTTCTTAATGGAAATCAAGACAATTCACTTTATAATTCTGTAAAAGATTATAAATCAACTTTAGAAAACTTTGATACATCTTCAGTAACTTTTCCTTTAAATAAGACTTGGGAACAATATTGTAATGAAAACTCAATAACTTTCTATCATCCTTTACAAATACCTTAAAATAAACTAATAATCTTGGATGTTTTCTAATGAAATAAAATTTATTTCAAATAAAGAATTTTTAAGTGTTACAGATGCTTTACCAAAACCAACAAAATTAAATATACCAAAATGGTATAAAGAATTAAATCACACTACTGCAAATAAAACTATTAAAGGTTGTATGCCTTTTTTAGATACTTTAACGACAGGATATATTATTAAAATGCCTGTTGATTATCACATAGAACATAATAAAAAAAAAGATGAAAAAAGATATACAGTTGGTTACACTAAATTATTTAAAAATTCTTGTTCTATAACCACTAACACAAATGTTAATGTAGCAAATTCTACAGAATCACACTCTATTAATCAACTAGGAGAAAAATGTCCTTTTGTAAAAAAAAACAAAAATCTTGCTTTTCATAAATTATTAAATCCGTGGATAATAAAAACACCACCAGGTTATTCTTGTCTTTTTTTACCCCCAATGAACAACGGTGATGATAGGTTTTCAATAATTCCTGGAATAGTTGATACAGACACTTATCCTTCAGAGGTAAATTTTCCTATAATTATTAATGGCGATAAGTATCCTATTTTAGATACAATTATTGAATCAGGAACTCCGATTGTACAAGTTATTCCATTTAAAAGAGAAAAATGGAAAATGACTATTGAAGCTGAATCTAAAGAAGATAAAAACAAAAGAATTTTTTTTCAAGGAAGAAAAATTTTTAATGTTTATAAAAATAAGTGGTGGTACAAAAAATCATGGAAATGAATTCTTCAAAGTTATTAGATTACATTAGAGTTTACGATGATGTTTTAAGCAAACATACTTTAGATGTTTTCTTAAAAATATGTGGAGAAAATGTTAATTTTTCTGATGCAGGTCTTGCATCGAAAGAAAACGACAACCCTATTAATAAAGAAATAAGGGATGTAAAATCTTGGCCATTATTTAATATTGGTCCAGAAAGTAGAACAGAAGTTTTTTGGTGTAATTATTTTACTTTTACATTTCGTAAATTTATACAAAAATACAATAAAAGTATTGGTAATCCAGAATTAGGATTTATACTTAAAGATATTGAAGTTTTAAAATATGAAAAAAATGGAAAATATACATTTCATGTCGATCATGGAACATATTCACCTAGAACATTTAGTTGTATTTATCTTTGTAATAGTAATTATGAAGGAGGAGAACTTTGTTTTAAATTTTTAGGAGAAGAAGAAGAATTAATTATTGAAAAAAAATCAAATAGAATGATTGTGTGGCCAAGTAACTTTTTATACCCTCACGCAGTTAAACCAGTAACAAAAGGAATTAGATATTCAATCGTGTCATGGGCATTATAGGTAAAGACTTTAAATATAAAAAAATAGAAAATTTCTTATCAAAAGAAGAAATTGAATTACTTAATTTATATTGTGAAATGAAACACCGTGTAAATTTAAAAGATTTTAATAAAAATCAAATTTCTGAGTCAATTCCAAACTCTTCTTTTTATGGAGATCCTTTAATGGAATCTTTAATGTTAAGTAAAAAATCTTTGGTAGAAAAAGAAACAGGAAAAAAACTTTTGGCAACGTATAGTTATTGGAGGATGTATACGAAATATTCAAATCTAAAAAAACATAAAGATAGACCTTCTTGTGAAATAAGTGCAACTATCAATATAGGTAGTGATGGCACAGATTGGCCAATTTATATGGAAGGAGATCCAATTTATTTAAAACCAGGTGATGCAGCTATATATTTAGGATGTGAACTAGAACATTATAGAGAAGAATTTAAAGGAGATTGGTGTGCACAAACTTTTATTCATTACGTTGATGCAGAGGGTAATAATAAATCTTTTGAAAAAGATAAAAGACCCTATTGGGGTGTAAAAAATTAATATGAATTTCAAACAAAAAAAAGACGGTTCTTGCACTTTAAATTTTAGTGAAGAAGAAATAAAAATTATACAAAATAAAAAAAGTATTCATTTTACTGCTGAAGCTTTAAGACATTTTGGAAATGTTCTTATGTCAATGATAATTCAATTTAATGAAAATTTTGATGAAGAAACAAAAAATAAAACAACTTTTAGTAACGAAATAAAAATTACACAAGAAAATTATAATGACAATAAAAGTAGAAAATAATTTTTTACATAATACTACTTTTTGGAAAATGTGCAAAACTATTTCAAGTGAAAATTTTCCATGGTATGTTGATGGTGTGCACGATGATTTTATTCATAATTTAATTTATGATCCTAATTTAAAAAAAGAAAACAGTTTTTATGCAACTAAAATATTAAATCCCTTAATAGAAAAATTAAATGTAAAAAATATAATATCTTCTAAAATTACCCTTAACAATTCTAGTTCGAAAAAAGAAAAAAAAGCGCCTTATGAAGAAGATCTAGAAGAAAATAATCAAACTTTTAAAGGTCTTTTATGCATGAATACAAATAATTCAGAAATAGAAATATTGGGGACAAATAAAATATCTTTAGTTGAAAATAGATTTATTTCTTTTCCTAAGAATATTCCCTATTTTGGTTATACCCACACAGATGTAAGATTTAGGATACTTCTGGAGCTTGTTTATAATGTTTAAATTAAAAGATTTTTGTTGATCTTTTTATTTAAATATATTTGTTGTATAATACATCATGCCTTTAACAAATGTACAAATAGCACCAGGATTTAATAAACAAGTCACGGAAACAGGAGCACAAGGTCAGTGGACTGATGGCGACTTTGTTAGGTTTAGATATGGTTTACCTGAAAAAATAGGTGGTTGGGAACAACTTGTTAATGCATCTTTAGTAGGTGCAGCAAGAGAACAGTTTATATGGGCTGATTTAGATGGCAGAAGATACGCAGCAATAGGGACAAACAAAGTTTTAATTATTTATTATGAAGGAGCTTTTTATGATATAACTCCTTTAGGCACAGCTTTAACTGGTTGTACATTTGACACTGTAAACACTTCAGCGACAGTTACTGTAAACAAAGCAGCACATACATTACAACCTGGGGATCTGTTTACATTTACTTCAGTGACACCTCCCGTAGGTGCTGGATACGTAGCTTCAGATTTTGAAACAAATACTTTTCAAGTAGTCACTGTCCCAGACAGTGATTCATTCACTATTACAATGGCTAGCGCAGCAGGGACAACGGTCAACGGAAGTGGATCTGCAACAGTCAATCCGTACATAAGTGCAGGTGCTTTAGGTTTTACTTACGGCTTTGGTTGGGGGACAGGATTGTGGGGCGGAGGACAACAAGTATTTGGAACTTTAGATGGAGCTTTATTAGATGACACCGCAGGTACTGGAGGTGTTGGGACATCAATTACACTAGCATCAACAACTGGATTTCCAACTTCTGGAACAATAAAAGTTGGCGCAGAATTTATTTCTTACACAGGTATATCTACTAATGATTTAACTGGTATTACGAGAGATGTTGCCGGCACTAGATCTGCTCATGCGTCTGGATCCGGTGTTGAATATTATACTGGTTGGGGACAAGCATCTTTATCTTCTACCTTAACGATAGATCCTGCATCTTGGTCTTTAGATAATTTTGGAGAAAAATTAATTGCGACTATTAAAAATGGTCAAACATTCGAATGGAATCCAATCAACTCAAACCCTAATGCATTAACTACAAGAGCAACTGTTGTAAGTGGTGCGCCTACAAGATCTGTTATGTCATTAGTTTCAGATAGAGATAGACATTTACTTATGTTAGGGACTGAAACTACTATTGGTTCTCCAGGCACTCAGGATAAAATGTTTATAAGATTTTCTGACCAAGAAAATATAAATGAATACGCACCAACTTCAGTAAACACTGCAGGTACATTTAGATTAGACTCTGGAACTAAAATTGTTGGAGCTGTAAAAGGAAAAGACTATACATTAGTTTTAACTGATAATTCAGCGTATGTAATACAGTTTGTTGGTCCACCTTTTACTTTCTCGATCAGACAAGTAGGTTCTAATTGTGGAGCAATAGGACAACATGCAATTAAATATGTTAATGGAGCTATATATTGGATGGGTGAATCTGGTGGATTTTTTGTTTTTGATGGTACTGTTAAATCTTTACCTTGCCTGGTTGAAGATTTTGTATTTACAAACAAAGGAGATAACCTTGGAATTAATTATCAAAACGGTGAATCAGTATATGTAGGACTAAATCATTTATATGAAGAACTTACTTGGTTTTATCCGAAATCAAGTTCATCATTTAACGATCGATGTGTTACTTACAATTATCAAAGTAGAACATGGACAACAGGATCTTTAGCAAGAACTACTTGGGTAGATGCTAATTTATATGATGTGCCCTATGCAACTGAATTTAATTCAACAACAACACCAACCTTTCCTTTAGTACAAGGTGTAACAAATTTAAATGGTGGAACTATTTACTATGCTCACGAAGTTGGAACAGATCAGGTAGATACCGCAGGTAACAAAACAGCTATTTCTGCTTTTATACAATCAGGTGATTTTAATTTAGGTGAAGGACAAGTGTTTATGAGTATGAGAAGATTTGTACCTGATTTTAAATTAATTACAGGTGATGCAGAGATAACGATAAATTTAAGAGATTACCCGTCTAATAATGCTGCATCGTCTCCTTTAGGACCGTTTACAATCACGGGTTCAACTGATAAAGTCGATACACGTGCAAGATCTAGGTTTGCTAGTTTAAAAATAGCTAACACTTCTACAGATCAAAACTGGAGATATGGAACTTTTAGGGCTGACGTACAACCAGATGGAATGAGGGGATAAATGAATATTTACGATACACAACTTTTAGATTCAATCATTACTCCAAAAATTCCAGTACAGATGGGTAATGCAGGTAATTCTCCTATCGTATATGATAGAGGTATAACTTACCCACAAGCATCTGACACTTTTCAATTTAAACCTTACACAGGAGATAACTATTATAATACAAGTAGTCCCGAGTTGTATAATAACGGATTAACATTTCCTCAAAATTCAGGGACTGCTGGCATTATGCCTTTAATACAAGATCAAAATAATTTTCCATTAGACTATGAAAATATTCAAACTGATCCAACAATAACAG